CACTACTACTTCTGGCTTGGGTGGTGGTTTTGGCGTTGCTTCCGGTGAAAAGGCTACGGCAGGAGCTACAGGAAATACTACAGCTACGTTAGCAGTTGCAGGAAGGAAGACATATTGGACAGGAGCTTTAACACCTGAACCCGCTCCTACACATTATGCCTTACTTGATCTTTCTACTCATATTCCTGCGGGCGGTACAACTGCAACAACTGCACGTTTAACCCCGCCAACTGGAAAGACTACATCGGACTTTGATGCAGGTTACATTACTGACGACACAAATCCGGGCGCAGCAGTAGATATAGGTTCTAATAGATATGCAGAGTTTGCTCATTGCGTCAAACCAATTCTAGCAAACGTAACAACTGGGGATAGAATTGAGTTCCGTATTACAAAAGCCGGTATTGCTCTAGATACTTATGGTGTATACGGCGTTTGGGAAATTGGTACAGCATCTGCTAATCAGAACTATAACGCGAATTCTGCTGTACTTAAAGCTCTGGGTGGATCGGTAAGTTGGACTAGAGGTAGTGTTAACTACTCTTTATCCTCAGCCCAACTTAAAGTTATTGCTGATTCCATTACATGGACGAAAGGTAGTCTTGACTTATCGTTAACAAGTGCTGTTGCTAAATTCATTAATGGATCACTTTCATGGACGACGGGCGCAACTCCACTAAATCTGAATACAGCGATTGCCTTCTTAAGATCCTCCGCGATCACGTGGGCAGCGGGCGCGATTACTTTAAGTTTAACTCCTTCGGCAGTCTTGAAGGCGCTCGCGACCAGTATATCCTTTTCGACGGGGGGCCAAAACCTATCGTTGACTTCAGCGTTCGTAAATATTATTGCATCGAGTCTGTCGTGGATTAAAGGTGGAGTTACATATGCAGCAACAAGCGCAATCGCCAGATTCCAAGCGGGCGCAGCATCGTGGACTATTGGAGCTGTTTCTTATTCTCCATCTTCGGCGTTTGGGCGACTTCTTGCTGGAGGAATTAATTTTACCACAAGCGGACAGACACTCGATTTTGCCGCTGCCTTCGCGTCCTTTTTGTCAGGATCCATTACTTTCAGCAATTCACTCCAACTTTTCTCCACCACAACCGCAGTTGCAAGGTTCGTTGCCGGACAACTCAGCTGGCTCGGTGGAGATTTAATACTTGGAAGTAGCTTTTGGAGAACCTTCCGTTCTAGAATTCGACGCCTCAAATAGATAAAAATGGCATATTCTCGTCTGTTAAAGCTCGATGCTGACACGGAAGAGAGACTCAGAAGTTACATTACAACTGAGTTACTCAATCACCGAGCAGAAAGATCGGACTTTAACAACCAAATCATACAAGAGAGGGCTGATTACTGGGCTCAGCCAAGTGAGGAAGTCAAAACTTTCCCATTTACCAATGCTTGTAACCTAGTAATTCCACTTACAGCGATCAATGTCGAGGCAATTCATGCTCGAATCATGACAACGCTGTTCGGAATTCCTCAATTTGTTAGTGTTAAAGCCCAAAAATCAGAGATTGTACCGTCCGAAAGGTTAATTGAACGGTACATGGACCTGGAAATGCGGCAAAATATGAAGGTTCGGGAGAATATTGAGTCTCCCTTACTCGAAATTGTCAAGCATGGTACAGGTACAGCGAAGGTTATGTATGAATACAACGTTAGACAGGCTGTTAGAGAGGTTGATGGAGTTGAAACAGAGTTAGAAGTTGTTACATATGATGGTCCTCGCATCTCTGGAGTGCCCATCACACGTTTTATGATGCCTTTCATCTGTCAGAATCCTCAAACTGCTGACTGGTGTGGCGAAGAGCACTCCAAAACGTTGTATGCTTGCAGACAATTAGAAGAGAGTGGGTTCTTTTATGAAGGTACAATTGAAAAGCTCCTCAATTACTTCTGGCAACATCAGTCTATTGAAGCTAATGGTGGAAACTACGCGGATCGCCAACAGGCTGACCTGGAAAATCGTACTCCTATTTATCCTAGGACGCTTGACTGGGTTGAGATTTGGCTTCCGTTCAATACGGATGGTGGAAAGCACCACAAAGAAATACACATTCACTATCATGAAGCTTCCCAGACTTTCCTTGCGATCCGCTATAATGACTTTGAAGATTTGCGACGCCCATATCGCTATGGGAATTATTTCAAAGTCGAGTATCGCTGGAACGGCATAGGAGTAGCTAAGCAAACAGAGCAGTTTATGCGTGAGGTTACTACTCAGCATAGACAAAGAATTGACAATGCTACTGTTGCTAACTGCAGAATGATTGCAGTTAAGAAGCTTTCTGGTTATGGTCCGGGTGAGCCTGTGTATCCCGGTAAGATGTGGTTTGTTGATGATATGGATGATATTAAACCTCTTCAAATGGGTGAGATATACTCTTCATCGTACAATAATGAAAACCAAACCGGAATGTACAACCAGCAGCGTACCGGAATTAATGAAACTATTCTTGGTATGCCGCAATCAGGTACACCTGGAACAGCAACATCTGATCTTGCAAGAATCCAAGAAGGAAACAAGAAGTTCGATTACACCTACGGAAACATAAAGGACTTCTCAGATGAACTCGTTCTGGATACAGTTTGCATCATTAAACAATTCGGATCGAAAGCGTTCCGTCAATTGTCGGCGAACCCGGAAGGGCGCGCTATCCAGTCACTCTTTCAACTACCCGAAGATGAAATAAGAAGCGGATTAGTCTACCAAATTAAGACAGCAGGTCAGAATACTAACAAGTTGTTAGATAGAAATAACTGGCAAATGCTGTTCCAAATGCTAACTCAGTATTACAGTTCGATGATTGGTCTTGCTCAGACGCAAGGTAATCAGCAGATGATGATGATGATTGGTCAACATGCATTAACTGCTGGTACAGAAGCTATGAGACAAGTGCTTGAAACATTCGATATTCGTAATCCTGACAGGCTCTTACTGACAGAGATGCTTAATGGGAATACACCACAACCTGGTGGATTTGGGTTACCTAACCAAGCAGGAATTGCAGGAGTTGGTGGGAATAGCGGTTTCCCCGCAATTCCCTCACTTACAGCGCCTGCTGCGTAATGTAGCTCAAAAAGAAGGTTACGAGAGGTTAACAGAGTTTAAGTCTAGCGAAGAAGCGTTTGAGCAAAAGGGAAAGACCTTAGGGCTCAAACTCGCCTATGAAATCTTAATGTCAATTTACGGGAGTTATTATGGACGCCCTGAACAACGAGCAGCAGACGAACAACACAGAGTCGCCAGCATCGGCGGATACGACAAATTCTAATCCTCCTAGCACTGCACCTGCGACTCCTGCTCCTGATAATACTACAGCATTACTTCAGGATCTAATTCGTCAGCAGCAAGAGCAAATTAGAATACTTTCGCAGCAACGGCAACAGCCGCAAATTCCGAGACAGCCTGAGACTCCGCCTGATCCGAAAGAGTTTTATGAGAAGCCTCATGAGACTATCAGACAGGAAGTGCAGAAAGCTATTATGCCTTTTGCGGGGTTCATGCAGCAGATGCAGAGACAGAGCGATATTAAGAAAGTCTGTGCTTATGTCGCTAATATTCCTCAGTATACTGCAATCTTTCCTCACATTCGTGCCGATTTTGAGGCTGCTCTCGAAGACTTACCTGAGCTGAATCAGTACGCAATTCAGCAAACTTTACAGGCTGCTGTTGGTAATTACGCTCTGCGTAATATTAATGGACAGGGTCATTTTACTCTTCCTAATGCTGCTGCTCCTGCTCCTGCTACATCCGCACCTAGAAATGTTCCTGCACATTTAGCACCTTCTGCTCCAGCATTACATGCTCCGGGCGCTCCTGCTACAAAGCCTAAGCGTCAATATACGGAACAGGAAAGAAGAATGATGCGTGAGTGGAACATGAGTGAGGAAGAGTTTGACACATATCAGACTGCTGCCCCTCATGAGGTTCTTGATATTCAAATTCCTGGAGCTAGAAAATAATGGCACAAGAGCGCGATGTAGTTAAAGTTGGTCAGGCACAGCCTGATACACTCTCTGCGACAGAGAGAAAAATTCCTACCCGTGAAGAGATTCGTGGGAAGGTTGTAAGTGTTCTGGGACGTAATTATAGCGCCGATCGTTTGAATGTGGACCTTCCTCCTAACTTACATGGCGAGTGGGTCTCAAACGATAAGGTTGATATATTACGAATGCAGGACATGGGCTTTTGGATCGACACTGAGTATGCTCCCAAAAGAGCTTATCACAGTGAGGGCGATAAGAAAGCCATTATCGGTGATGTAATTTTCATGGTTACTCATAAAGAAGTCAAACTGGAAATTGATAGAGTGAAGCAGGAAATGTACGAGCGGGAGCATGGGATCAAGAGGGATCAGAAAGAAGAGCGTGATTATCGTAATGTTAGCGATAAGACTCTTAAAGAAGCACACATCACGCCATTCATTGAGTCCTCGACTCAGACCGCAAGTGCAACAGAAATCAATGCTGCAATTCAATCTTAATTTTTGAGGTGATATACAAATGGGTCGTCTGATTGAGCCCGCCCGCGTAAAGGGTGGAGTTCCTCTCGTTCGTCGCTGCGCTTATTCGGATGCACAGACATTTAAGCGTGGTGCAATTTTAATTAAGGATGCTGCGACAGGTAAGGTTAAGGAGGCTGCAACTGCTCCTGTTTCTGCAATTGTCGGTGTTTCCTTACAAGCTGTCGATACAGGTCCGGGCTATGGTGTTCCTGATTCGTCCAGCGTTTTAGTTACAACTGGACGTACTCAGGAGACTTCTGTTGCTATTGCTGATGCGGAGACAGTTTTCGCCAGCAGAATGGAGAATGGTGCAACAGACCCTGTGACACCTGCACAGACGGACGTGTTCGTTAATTATGGTCTTAAGAAGCAGGCTTCTGGTGAGTGGGTTGTCGATCAGACAAATACCGCCACACCTGCTGTCGAGATCATTGATTTCGACGCTGACAAGAAGGAAGTGTTCTTGAGACACTTATCTAATTCAAGGAGTATATAACTAAATGCAAGTACAGGGCGCATTCAACATGCTTCTCCGTCCGGGACTCCGTAAGGATTTCCGTGACAATCTTAAGAAGTACGAGTCGATTTATCCTAAGTATCTTCGTACATCTAAGACAACTGATCCCGAGCAGCGCGCAACAATCATGACGGGTCTGTCCCGTTTAATTGAGCGTGGCGATGGCGAAGGGATTACATATGCACAGCCGGTTCTTGGTCCGCAGGTTGTTGGTGTGGACAAGGAGTTTGCTGCTGGTTATATCGTTTCGCGTCGTGCTGTTGAGGATGATCTTTATGGAAAGGCTAACCAGGGTTCTAAGTGGTTAGCTCACGCTGCAAACATGACGATGGAGTATCGTGCTGCGGCATTCCTTGATGATGCTTTCACAGGTACGACATTCAAGGGTATTGATAACAAGTCGCTGCTTAACACAGCGCACACACTTATCAATTCCTCGTCGACATGCGCTAACAAGCCGACGACAGATGTTGCTCTTTCGCTGACAGGTATCACTTCTCTCCTTGATCTTGCACAGAATCTTAAGGATGAGAATGGTGATCCGATCGTTACTCAGCTTAAAAAGCTGATTATCGGTAACAGCGCGTCGGAGTATCATAAGGCTCTTCAGATTTTCGGTTCGGACAAGGAGCCGTTTACTGCGGACAATCAGGACAATGCCATTAAGAAGAGAATGGCAACTCCTGAGATCATCATGAACCCGTATCGTACTTCTACGAAGTCGTACTTCATGACTGACCCGGAGCTTAATGACGCACACTTTGTTACACGTCGTGCCGTTGAGATGGATGATACGTTCGACTTCGAGACGGATGCTGCCAAGTTCAAGGCTTCCTGCCGCTTCTTAGTTTGGTTCGTTGACTGGAGAGGTTGGTTCGGCGCCAACCCTTCGTAAGGAGTTAATATGTCGCGGCCTACTAGCTTTAGATATATTAATCCTTCTCGTGATATTGAGACAGGCGGCGAGTTAGGTGGAGAGGTTATTACACTTAATGCTGCAAGTGCTCTCAATGTTGGCGATGCAGTTCTTTTAGATGCTAACGGTAGAGCTGAGAAAAGTTCCGCTGTCGGTAACTATGGAACAAGACTCGGTATCGTTGTTGGTGGTTACTTAACGGGTGGTCTTGTTCGCCCGGAGAGACTCAATGATATCGGTGTTGCTGCTACAAATGCTGTTGGTCAATCGGTGCTGGTGTTAATTGTTGGTATTGCTTATGCTGTTGCTGGTGAGAACTTCGCTTCTTCTCAGAAGATTAGTGCAGGTATTGGCGCTTCTGGTAGAGTGGGTACAACTGGCGCTGCGGCAGGTAACTACATTGGTTACTCGCTTGAGGCAGGTACAACAGGTAACCCAGTTAAAATTCTCGTTGGTGTAGGTAACTAAACTAAAAGGAAAATGCGCCTTACCTTAATGTTAGCTTCAAAGCCCTTAGCAAATTTTAAGGGCAACCCTTCGCGCATTCCTGCTGGTAAATGGCGAATCTCTTGTCTCGATCTTAAGGATAGCGTTGTCGCTGTCGAGACAAGAGGTTCTCCTCTGGCGGGTAAGATTAGTAGAATAACGCCCCGCTTCAAAATTGAGGGGCCGGAAATAGTATCCCTCTCGTTCCTCAATGCGGGCACAGAGAAAGAGTTAACAATCTACGCTGAGAGGATTGATGGGCCTGAGCCTAGCGACTCTGATTAGTGAGTTGCGCGCTCAGTTAGGAGTTGATTCAGATGACATGCCTGATGCAGAAGCTACATTACTACTGAATCGCTCTTACTGGGCAGTACTAAATAAGTTCGATTTCAAAGAGAAAGAGCAATCTTACGTCATCACTACGGTTGATGGAACGTTTACCTACGCGCTGGATTTGAGTACTGAGGCTGTTCAGAGACTCTATATCCGGGGCGATAGTGATACAGAGACGCACAAGCTAGACCAAATCACGGAAGATACCTACTCTGAGTGGCATAATACTTCTAGTGATTTAAGAGCACGTCCTACCCATTATGTACGTTACGGGTCCGACATTAAGTTATGGCCGACACCCGATGACGAGTACACGATAATTGCGGACCACTTAGCAGTATTAAGCGATATTCCTTCCGCTGGTCCCGCAGTCCCACAAGAATGGCACGAGATAGTTCTCATGGGTGGAGTGTGGCGTGGCCACATGAAACTCAGAGAATATCAGCAAGCGTATGCTGTAAAGAATATGATGAAAGACGAGATCGAAGTTACAGTACCTGCTAAGGCTAAGGAAGAGACAGATAATAGATATGCAGCTATATCTATTCCTATAC